AAAGGGCTAAGTCACGAGGATTGGGAATTTACCGAACTCGCGTCTGCAAGCCCTGCGTTCAAGCCGTCGCGCGGGCCCTGCGCCCTGCGCCAGCAGGCTTGTGATCGGATGCGGTATCCACGCCAAGATGCTCGATCACCACCGGTGGTCGGTTGGGGAACTGGGCCACTAGTTCGAGCTTGCCACCCATGCTTTCGATGTAGTGGCGCAGCGTCGAGAGCAGCATGTCGCTGCGCTTTTCCAGACGGGAAATGGTGTCCTGACGCACGCCCAGCGTGGCGGCCAACTGTTCCTGCGTCTGCTGCACAGCTTGACGCAGGTCTTTCAGGGTGGCCAGTTCCATGACGCGCGCTTCCACCCGTTGTTGGCGGGCTTTGGGCAGCGCGGCCATGACGTCATCGAGTTTTCTTGCCATGATGGTTCTCCTTGCTCTGCTGGGCCAAACTGCCCACGTGTTCGTCGTAGCGCTCATCGGCAATCTGAATCAAGCGCTTGTAAAACCTGCGCTGATCCGCACCGCCTTTATCGCCGCCAACCAGCAAGATGGCTTGCCGCTGAGGATCAAAGGCGAACGCCACCCGCCAGACCTGACCATTCCACGAGAAGCGCAACTCCTTCATGTTGGTGTGGCGCGAGCCCTTGAGCGTATCGACCGTGGGGCGTCCCAAATTGGGGCCAAATTCGGCCAGCAACCGGGCATGCGCCAACAGCTCGTCCTGCAGATCCTCTTTCAGATCGCTGAACTCCGCATCGAAGGCGTCATGAAAGAGAACGGTCCAAGTCATGCTGGAATTATGGATTCAATGTCATATGGAGTCAAGACCATATTTCGTGCGCTTCTGGTCGACATCGGCATCCTCTGGAATGATGCAGTTCATGGAGGACAAAAACGTCGATTCAGCCAAGACCACCAGATCACGCCCGCTGCGCTGCGCGGTGTCGGTACGCGAACGCTGCTTGGTTTCCACCGACCGCGCGTGGCCATTTTTGGTCAGCACCTCATGCACCTTGCCCCACAGGCTGGGGTCGATGATGGCCGGATGCACACCGGGAAACCAGCTGCCTTAGTGCGACAGCTCGCCAAGGTAAATGCGGTTGCGCAGCAGCTTGTGCAGGTATTTTTTGTCGATCTGCGCGCCGGTGCGGATCTGCCCACCCTGCGTTGTCCAGGCCTTGGTGGTGATGCCGTCCAGCGTCAGCTTGGCGGCAATCTGGGTGGGGGAACCAATGGTGAGCATCTCCTCGAAGATGCGACGTACAACGGCCGCTTCAGCCTCGTTGACGACCAGCAGACGCTTGTCGACGTTGTAGCCCAGTGGCGGCACGCCACCCATCCACATGCCTTTGCGCTTGCTGGCAGCGATCTTGTCGCGGATGCGTTCCCCGGTCACTTCACGCTCGAACTGGGCGAACGACAACAAGACATTCAACATCAGCCGCCCCATCGATGTGGTGGTGTTGAACTGCTGGGTGACCGACACGAATGACACGCCTTGGCGCTCGAACACCTCGACCATCTTGGAGAAGTCGGCCAGGCTGCGCGTCAGGCGGTCGATTTTGTAGACCACCACGATGTCGACCTTGCCGGCCTCGATGTCGGCCATCAGGCGCTTGAGCGCCGGGCGCTCCATGTTGCCGCCCGAGAACGCCGGGTCGTCGTAGTCGTCGGCGACCGGAATCCACCCCTCGGCACGCTGGCTGGCGACGTAAGCGTGGCCGGCATCCCGCTGGGCATCGATGGAGTTGTATTCCTGGTCGAGCCCCTCGTCGGTGGACTTGCGCGTGTAGACCGCACAACGCATGCGTTTCTTGATGCCGCTGTCCGGTGCGTTCACTTGGCACCTCCGGTGATGGATTTCCCTCGCAGGCCAAAGAATGCCGGGCCAGACCATCGCGTTCCGGTGATCTCGTTCGAGATGGCCGTGAGGCTTCGGTACGATCTGCCCTGGTATTCAAACTGGCCATCCGGCATAGCCACCACGCGATGGACCGCGTCACCGAATTCGCGGGTGAGCACCGTGCCCGGGGCCAGTTTGACCAGTTCGCCCCGACCGGCCTTTGCCTTCGGTTTCGTGCGTTCCAGCAGTGCGTCGATGCGCGCCTTGTTCCGTTCCAGAACTGCCGGCTGTTGCTGAGCGAACTCCAGTTCCTGCAGCCGGTAGGCAATGCGCCGCTCCAGGTACTGGCGGTTATGCGTCGGCATCGGGGTAGTGAAAATCTGCCGCCACAGCGATTTGATCTCTTCAAATGGGATATCGGGCAAGCGCGCGATTCGACCGATCACCCCGGACGTTGCGGTTGATGTGCTCATTCAAACTCCTTTCTGTTTGGCCAGCAGCGCCTCACGGACGGCGCTGCGAACTCGTGATGAGGGGTTTGTATGAACGCGCTGTGGTGGGGAAAAGCCAAGGTCAGGCCGTTCTCTTTCCTCGGCTGATGGCTCGGGCTTCGTTCGCAACCGGATCACGCCGAGCGCCAGTATTGATGCGACTTCCGTGCGCCGCTCCTCGATGGTCATTCGGGCCGGATCAATCGCGTTTAATGTCTTCATGGTGAGCGCTCCATCAATGAAAAAGCTTGATGGGCATTCTGGTTTGGGGGTGGCGCTTTACTCCATCGCAGAATTGACAAGCGTTGCGAAAGCCTGCGGGTGATTGCGGACGAGGAAGGCGACCGGGCAGCACCGATACCGCCTTGCCTGCGCTTGGCGCACAGAATGCGCATCGAACTATGCAAGTAAATCTTGCCTTTCGGTTTTCGCAAGACTAGAATGCTGCTTTAGGAGGTGACCATGCTCGAAAAGATTTCGCAAAAGTTGATCGGCTACCGCGTCAAGGCTGCGCGCGTTGCTGCGGGCTGGACGCAGGATCAACTCACCCAGAAATTGGGCTTGAACGACCGCCAGTCGATTTCCGACATCGAAAACGGCAAGCGCGCACTGAAGCCGGAGGAACTTCTGGCACTGTCCGACCTGCTGGATCGGGACATCGAGTTCTTCGTCGACCCCTTTGCCGTGGCCGGCGAGGCACAGTTCTCGTGGCGGACGGCCCCCGAGGTTCCCGAGGACAGTCTGGACGGGTTCGAATTGAAGGCTGGGCAGTGGATTGGCCTGCTCCGCTGGCTGCGTGAACAGCAAGGGGGCCGGGCAAGCGTACTCAAGCGGGCGTTGCGCCTGTCCTCCCAATCCTCGTTCGAGGACGCGCAAGATCGCGCCGAGAGTCTGGTGGCCGAACTCGATCTGGGCGTCATCCCGGCTGAAACGCTGATCGACAAGATCGAGCGCGAGCTCGACATCCCGGTGCTGTTCGTCGATACGGTGGACGCCGGTGACGGTCAGTCCATTTCGGGCGCGACGTGCCACCTCGAGGAGATGGGCGTCATTCTCATCAATCGCAACGAGAGCGAGGCGCGTCGCTACTACGATCTGGCGCACGAACTCTTTCACGCGCTCACCTGGGATGCGATGCAGCCCGAGCACCGGGAGTCGAACTCCATCGAGGAGCGCAACAAGGGGAAACGGATCGAGCAGCTGGCAAACAACTTCGCCGCCGCGCTGCTGATGCCGCGCGCTTCATTGGACAAACTGATCGACGGTCATCGCCAGGACGATATTCCCCATCTGTGTGAAGTCGCAGCGCTGCTGCGCGTCGCGCCGGTGGCGCTGGCATGGCGACTGTTCAACCTCAAGCTCATCAGTGACGACACCCGTCGCAATCTCTGCCTGGAGAAGCAGCGACCATCGGTGTCAGGCCCACCCAAGCGGTTCTCCGTCACCTTCGTGCGCATGCTGCACGAGTCGTTGGAAAACGGACGTTTGTCGGCACGCAAGGCCGCCAAGACCATGGGACTGGGACTGGGTGGTCTGGCCGAGCTTTTCGCTCAGTACGATCTCCCCGCACCGTTCGAGCTATGAGGTGCGGACTGTATGCCGAAAACCCGAGTCTTCGCTGACACCAATGTCATCATCGAGGCATTCCGAACCGGCTGCTGGACAGCAATCAGCAGCCATTTCGCCATCGAGACCGTCGAAAAATGTGTCGAGGAAACGCTCACCGGCAACCCCGGTGATCCTCGCCACATCAAGGTTGATCCTGCTGACCTGAACGCGGGCCTCGCCGGTCAGCATCCGGTGACGCGCAAGGAACTCGCGTCTGTGGTGCTCGCGCATCCGTCCTGCGGCACGCTCGACGATGGTGAAAAACATCTGCTGGCGTGGCTGCTCGCCAACAAGCTATTGCCTTCTGCCATCGTTGTCGTGACCACCGCCGACAAGGCGGCATTGATCGCGACGCACGCGCTCGGCTGGCTCGACTGCGCAGTTTCCCTGGAAGATCTGGCACGTCAGGCGGGAGTCGGCCGCGCCAATCTTGATGCACTTGCCCAGCAATACCGAGAAGACTGGCTTTCGAGTATCAAGACCAAGATTCGGATGGGCATCATTCCGTAGCGCCGCGAGGGTAACGGCGTCGCGGCCTCTTCTCGTTGACATGGAAACTCGGGCCAACGCCGAATCAACTCGGGGGATTTGCTTGATGGCTTCTTGATTGGCATGGTGAAGGGAGAACAAGAATGAAGGTTTTCAACGCTCGACACTTTCTGCGGCACGTTTCGATGCCGACGCTTCGGGAGTTCACCGACGGGCATATCCTCGGTGCGAGACTGCTTATCGCCTGGACGCAGCCTCCCGAGACTCTCCCTTCAGCCGTGGCTGATGCGGTCGAAGCCCTCGATGCTTCCTTGCACGATCCTGCCATCGACCCGACAGAGCGCAAAGCCATCGAGCAGGACTTGTGGCTCTGGCACGATGACCTGCGTCGCGCCCACATGATGTCGAACGGACTGGCCATTCAGGAATTCCGCAGCGCATGTGCCGATGATCAGGCCGTCCAGGATGCATTCACATCGCGCGACGAGCGTGAAATCGCGCTCTGGATGATGGCGAATCGCGACAAGGTATTCCGCGACGCCGAACTGCACATCGCCTTCCAGGCCAAGACCAACGGCAAGTACTGGAAGAAGCATCGCATCCAGCCTGGACTCGATCCCACGCGCGACCGCGCCCAACTCGAAGCCTTCTGCCACGATGTCGCCAATCTCTACAAGAAGGATGGCGCTGGCGACGGCATCCATATCGAGGTCAGCGAGCGTCCCGTCGATGAGAGCATTCAACTCACGATCTACGTCGAAGGGCCGGTGACCGCCCTTGCGCACTTCGCCCAGAACCACTTCACGCGACTCACGACCCGCATTGCGCTGGAAACGGCCATCGTCTACCACCCTGGCTCCGGCATCGTGGAGACCATCGTCAAGGGCGGCGCGAAAAATCACACTGCCGTGCTGCAACTGTTCGGCAGGCATGTCGTTGCCCAGGAGCTCACTCCCGAGGTGATCGAAAAGAAGCGCTACAAGCTCAATGCCCTGCGTGACGGGCTGATGGAGCCCTTCGAGGATTGGTCGACCCATGGTGTCGACAAGGTGCGATTGCGTCGTGCGCGTTTCTGCCCGTCGGGAAATACTGGGATCACCTTTCAGGTGGAGGCATCCCCCGACAAGGATCACGACGACGCGATCCAGATTGCCCTGCATGCGCTGAAGGTCGAGCATTCCTTCGAGGCGGAATACAACATGGAGGGGGCCAGCGTCATCGTCTATACAGGCACGAGCGACAAGGGAAAGACCCAGCATTTCAGCTTTGACCTGTATTCGTCCGGTTCCTCAACGATCAAGAACCTGTCGGTGCAGAATCAGACCATCGCCAATGCCGTGCTGCTTGCCTTGAATGTCATCGAGTCAGACGAGCCGGCTGAGGACGCCCCCGATGGAGACGAGGACGGCGAATGAGTCAGGCACAGGTCGACGCCACGTCCCTGTTTTGCCGGCTCATGGATCAAGCCAAACCGGAGATCAACGGCCAGGCCCTTCGAGAAGGACGCGACAAGGTCGCGGCGACGCACCTGCTCCGTGAGCGCATGCTCGTGCTCGGCAAGCCGCTCGACTGGGTCACCTGCCCGGAATGCGGTATCGAGACCGCGCGCGTAGTGCGGGAAAAATCGCCAGACGAGATCATTCTGCACTGCCCGGAATGCATCGACGTCGTGGCCTCCCGGCATTTGCGCGAAACCTACAAGGTGGCATTGCAGAAATTCATCCCAAGCCTGCTGAACGGGCTCGAACTCTCGGCCAACGGCATGAAGCAGATCGAGCCCGATCTGATCTGGCGGCTCGGCACAACCGAGAAGCAGCGCGGCAAGGCCGTGACATGGTATTTCGCCCGTCTCCTGCATCGACCGGAAGTTGCCAGTCGTCTGCGCGATCAGCTCACTGCCGAAAAAACTGCGCAGTCCTGCGTCATTCTGACCAGCAGCGAGGTGCCGCTTCCGGCGGGCTCGGCGCTGACCGAGTTTGACGTTCGCCCCCTGTTCACGGTCGGTCGTGTCGGCCAGAGCAAGTTCGAGTTTTTCCCTGATCGCCAATCGGCTCCAGGTCCGCAAAGCGTGGACGAAGCAGTTCCGAACACCACGCTCCACTACGTCAGAGGCAAAGCCTCCGCGTACATCGACGGGACCGAGTATCCGCTGGAGCCACGACAACAAAAGATTCTGATCGCCTTGATCGACGACCTCGATCATGAGTTGGACAAGGATGCGCTTAAGACTGCTTGTGGATCGCAATCCCAGCGGTTTTCACCCAGCAAAGAATTTGAACGCAACCCAGTGGTCTACAAGACATTCATCCGCTACCTGCGTGACGACGAACGCTACGCATTGATCATTCCCGACGACGACCGCGACTGGCTGCACCGCGACTGGCTGCACTGACACGCCAGTCGCACGGTGATTTTCCGCAGTAACCCGGCTTCGGTCTTCGATCAGCCGGGTTTCTTGCTTTTTGGGCACACCGATTCACTTTGAGGAACGAGTCCGAGGAATCTGAGGAACGGTCGGAGGCATCTCGCTCGATGAAATGCACGCATCGGTTGGCAGTGCTGATCCAAGCGCCAGCAACCGGTGACAACCCATCATCGAAGGAGATGCAAATGCACAGCGAACAGCTGAAAACGCGGCATCTGACCCAGCGGGAACTCGCAGATCGCTGGAACAAGTCGGAAGCCACCATAGAGAGGTACCGGTCTGACGGCGTCGGACCCAAGTACCTCAAGATCGGCGGCAAGGTGATGTACCGCCTCGAGGACATCGAACAGTTCGAGCTCGACTGCCTGTACGAGAGCCCGAACAGTCGGATTGCTCCGACCACCGCCAACAGCATGCGCGGGGTGACGGCATGAATATCGTCGCCCTCCGTCATGCAATCAGTCAATCCCCGGCCGACTACGCCGTCGCGCCGCTGGATGCCTACAGGGAGCTCGTCGCGCAAGCCGACCAACTGCAGGCATTCGCCAAGTCTGTACGCGAATTCGTCGAGCAGGTCGGCGAACTGCGCTACGGCGAGGCGGCACGCAAGGCACGCCTGGCCGATGGGCGCGACTTCGGTGTCATCCGCATCAGCGACCAGGACGAGACCGTCATCTGCGATCAGAAACGGATCGTGGACTGGGATCAGCCACAACTCGCCGCGATGTTCAACAGGATGAACGCTGTTGGCGACGACCCGGCGCAGTACATGGATGTGGCCTTCAAGGTGCCCGAATCCAAATACAACGCTTGGCACACCGCACTCCGAGAGCAATTCGCGCCCGCACGCACCGTGCGTCCCGGCAAGGCCAGCTACCGGCTTGCCTCCCTCGATAGCAAGGAATGAGGAGCCCACCATGATTCCAACCCTCTATGAATTCGAATCGCAGTCGGTACGCGTGGTGGCCGATGACACCGGTGCACCGTGGTTCAACGCCAAGGACGTATGCAACGTGCTGGGCTTCGGCAATGCGCGGCAGGCGCTTGATTCTCATGTCGATGCCGAGGATGTCCAGAAACTGGACACCCTTACTCCCGGTGGCCGCCAGCGTCAGAACCATATAAACGAGTCCGGCCTGTATGCCCTGATTCTCGGCTCCACCAAGCCGGAGGCGAAACGTTTCAAGCGCTGGGTCACCACCGAGGTGCTGCCAGCGATTCGCCGAACCGGTTCTTACTCGGCGACGAGCGCCATGGCAGCGTTGCCGATGCCTATCCAAGACAAGGTGAGTGCGCTGCTTCTCATCGGCGAACGGGTCGCCACGGTGCCCGGCGTGCGCAGCGGCATTGCCATGGCTGCAACCCTGACGGCAATTCATGAAAACACCGGCATCACCCTGGAAGCGCTGCGCAAGGCGCTGCCGGCGGCAAACGAGCCGATCTCGGCGCTCAATCCGACGCAGTTGGGCGAACGACTGGGCTGGTCGGCGCGTGCGGTGAATTCCCGTCTGCGTGATCAGGGCCTGCAGTTCCGCAACGAGCGTGACGAGTGGCAGCTGACCGAGGCCGGATGCGCCTATGGCGAAGCCCATCCGTACAGCCGCAATGGACACAGTGGTTACCAGATTCTCTGGCGTGCCGAGGTAGCTGATCTGCTGAAGGAGGTTGCGTGATGGCGATGCCGATCGTTTCCGCCGAAGAGCGGCTGCGCGAAAAGCGCACGATCAAACTGGGCGTCGTCGGTGTGCCGGGTATCGGTAAGACGACACTCCTGACGACGTTGCCGGAAGACAAGACCCTGCATCTGGACTTCGAGGGTGGCGATCTCGCCGTCGCCAGTTGGCATGGTGACGCCATCCGACCAAGGACATGGCAGGAATTCCGCGACTTGGTGGTGTTCCTGACCGGGCCAGTGCCTTGGGCGGCCACGGGCCAAGCGTACTCGCAGGAGCACTATGCCGGCGTATGCAGCCAGTATGGTGATCCGGCGCAGCTGGCGAAGTACGACTATTACTTCATCGACAGCCTCTCAGCGCTCTCGCGGCTCTGTTTCAACTGGGCCAAGGCACATCCGCGCGCAACGACCGACAAGGGTCAGCCCGACACGCGCGCCGCCTACGGCCTACTCGCGAGCGAGATGGTCAATGCCATCTCGGTGCTCCAGCACGTGCGTGACAAGCATCTGGTGTTTGTCGCAATCCTCAATGAGCGCGTGGACGACAAGAACCAGAAGCTCTACGACCTGCAGCTCGAAGGCGGAAAGACCGCCGCTGAGTTCCCGGGTGTGATTGACGTCCTGGTCACGCTGACCACCCAGCCCAGTCCGTCGGGCCCCAAGCGCGTGTTGATCACCAAGCAGGACAACCCGCTCGGCGTTCCTGCCAAGGATCGCTCAGGCCGCCTCAGCCCAATTGAAGACCCCCATCTCGGTCGGCTCATCGCCAAATGCCTCGCGCAGCCCAACGCTTAACAGATCAGGAGAACAACTATGTCAATGGACTTTAACGACGCTCCGCGTCAAAACGATGGCTTCGAACCAATTCCTCACGGCGCACTGCTGAAAGTCAGGCAGACCATTCGCCCGGGGGCATTCACCGATCCGGCGCAAGGCTGGAACGACGGCTACCCGACGCAGTCGGAACGAACCAGTTCGATCTACCTGAACTGCGAGTACACGGTCGTCTGCGGTGAGTTTCACAAGCGCAAGTTCTTCGGCTTGATTGGTCTGTGGAGTCCCAAAGGGAAGACCTGGGGCGACATGGGAAAAGCCACGATCCGTGCGCTGCTCAACAGCGCACGCGGCGTGCATCCCGAAGACAACACCCCGCAAGCCGCAGCCGCCCGCCGTATCAACGATTTCGGTGACCTCGACGGTCTGGAGTTCGTGGTGCAAGTCGCAGTGGAAAAAGATGACCGCGGCGAACTGCGCAACGTCATCAAGCAGGTCATCGAGCCCGATCACGCCCAATACCAGTCTCTCATGGCTGGCGCAGCGATGGCGGCTCCGGCAGCAACGTCCCAGTGGGCGACGCCGGCATCTCCGGCAACGCCTTCGGCAGCATCGCCCCGTCCTATGGCTGGCAAGCCAGCATGGGCGCAGTAAGGGGAGGCGATGAAATGCTGGGTTTGCAAACGTCAAGCCCGGGGGTACGGCCACTTGGATGGCCGGTTCAAGATCGCCGACCCCCGGCGCTATCCCCTCGACTGGGTGTTCTGCAGCCGTCGCTGCCAGGACGCATTTCACAATCTGTACGGCAACTGGGCCGATGCCAAGCAATTCGGCAAGGAGGTCGCCATGATCGATCCGTCTGATCTGGAGATCGCCGCCATGCGGAAATGCCTCAAGGCCTTCGGTGAGGCGGCCAGCGAGATCGGCTTCGAGAAGCCCCTCGGCGCGTATTCGGAGGCCGAGGCCCTGCGCGTGATCGACGCCATCGTCACCTGCTACACGGATGCGATGGTGGTTGCCCACGAGGCGAACAAGTTTCCACCGATGCGGGGCATATCCGCGCCCGTGAGTGATCCTTTCGCGGATCTCGTAGATGACCTGCCGTGGGAGACGAAATCGTGATCGACTTCAACTCCACATCGAGCATTTCCGGGCGACTGACTGCGCTTGTCGATATCGGCATGCAACAGGCGCGTGCCCGGCAGGAGGTTCGACGCTACTTGGGGGCGTCGCGCTTGGGCGTCTCCTGCGAGCGGGCGTTGCAGTACGAATTTGCTCAGGCTCCCGCCGATCATGGGCGCGAGGCCGAAGGCCGAATGCTGCGCATCTTCGAACGTGGACACGTCATCGAGGATTGCATGGTTGAGTGGCTCCGGAGCGCAGGTTTCGACCTGCGTACCCGCAAGGCTGACGGCGAGCAGTTCGGTTTCTCGGAAGCAGACGGCCGATTGCAGGGCCATGTCGATGGCGTCATCGTCGGCGGCCCCGATGGGTTTGCCTATCCCTGCCTGTGGGAAAACAAATGCCTTGGTGCCAAGTCATGGCGCGACATCGAGAAGAATCGTCTGGCGGTCTCGAAGCCGGTCTATGCGGCACAGGTCGCGGTATACCAGGCCTATCTCGAACTGCATGAGCATCCTGCAATCTTCACGGCGGTGAACGCCGACACGATGGAGATTTATACCGAGCTCGTGCCGTTCGACGCCGCACTGGCCCAGCGCATGTCGGACCGCGCAGTAAAGGTCATCGCGGCGACCGAGGCTGGCGAACTCCTGCCCCGGTCGTTTGCCGATCCGACCCATTTCGAGTGCCGAATGTGCACCTGGCAAGATCGCTGCTGGAGGGCGCAATGATGACACCTATCCAGGTACGCAAACACGCCAAGACCAAGCTGCCACCGCCACTGGTCAAGATCCGCACCATCGAGCGAATGCTGTTGCGCCATGCCACTGGGCCGATTCCGGAGGCGCGTCTGATCGTGGCGGTGATCTGTCAGGCAATGGTCGACTGTCGTAGCGGCTCCAAGGACGACCGTCGAACCGCGCGCACCTTCCTGTACGGCAGGGATCTCGACGCTTGGGCGGCACTTATCGACCTTAATCCGACATTCGTTCGTGAGGTAGCCATCAAGACCCATTACCTGCCGGAAGCGCCCATGACTACAAGTGGCGCAGTACTGGCAACCATTGCAACAGGGAGGACGCATGCTGGACTTCAATCCTGCACCGCCCAAATGTGATGTTGTGGCAGGCAACGAGCGCGACGAAGTACGTGCAGACCTGATCGCGCGAATCGAGCCGGTGCTGGCCACGATGTTCCCAGCTGGCAAGAAGCACCGGGGCAAGTTCCTGATCGGCGACGTGCTGGGCAGCCCCGGCGACAGCCTCGAGGTGGTGCTTGATGGCGAGAAGGCGGGGCTCTGGACGGATCGCGCCACGGGTGACGGCGGCGACATCTTTGCGCTGATCGCCGCCTATCTCGGGGCCAACGTCCACACCGACTTCCCCCGGGTGCTCGACGAGGCAGCCGATCTACTTGGCCGCTCTCGGTCGGTGCCGGTGCGGAAAACGAAAAAGGAAGCCCCGGTCGACGATCTCGGTCCAGCCACCGCGAAGTGGGATTACCACGACGCAGCCGGCAAGCTGATCGCGGTGGTCTACCGCTACGACCCGCCAGGGCGGAAGAAGGAGTTTCGCCCTTGGGATGCCAGGCGGCGCAAGATGGCCCCGCCCGATCCTCGCCCCCTCTACAACCAGCCGGGCCTTGCTGCCGTCGATCACGTTGTCTTGGTCGAAGGCGAGAAATGCGCGCAGGCGCTGATCGAGATCGACATTGTGGCCACGACGGCGATGCACGGTGCGAATGCCCCGGTGGAGAAAACCGACTGGTCGCCGCTCTCGGGGAAGGCAGTGCTCATCTGGCCCGACCGCGATAAACCGGGCTGGGAATACGCAATGGCGGCCGGGCAGGCAGCCCTCGCGACGGGAGCGTCGTCCTGTGACGTGCTCCTGCCACCTGACGACAAGCCTGATGGATGGGATGCGGCCGACGGTATCGCCGAGGGCTTCGATGTCGCGGCATTCGTGGCTTCCGGGCCGAGGATGTGCATCAAACCATCCAATGGGCTTCCGGCGCAGGAGGCCACAGTCTGGGCGACGGACGATGCGCTGGCGCTGGCCTTTACGTCGCGCTATGCCGACGACTGGCGATACTGCGCATCCTGGGGAAAATGGCTGGTCTGGACGGGGACGCGCTGGCAGGCCGACGAAACCCTGCTGGTGCATCACCTGATTCGCTCGATCTGCCGCGAGGCGGCGGTCAAGGTGGATTCCCATCGGCTTGCTGCCAAGTTGCTCGCCAGCAGCACCGTCGGCGGCGTGGAACGACTTGCCCGCACGGACCGACGTCATGCGTCGACTTCAGACGAGTGGGATGCCGACCTGTTCGCGCTCAACACGCCGGGCGGCATCGTGGCGCTGGCCAGCGGCAAACTACGGCCACACGACCGGGCCGACCGCATGACCAAGATCGCCACGGCAACGCCACGGGGCGAGTGTCCGCGATGGCTGGCATTCCTGTCGGATGTCACCGGCAGTGATGCCGAGTTGCAGAGCTATCTGCAGCGGATGGTTGGCTACTGCCTGACCGGGGCGACCAGCGCACACGCGCTGTTCTTCCTCTACGGCACCGGGGCCAACGGCAAGAGCGTGTTCGCCAACGTGATCAGCACCATTCTCGGCGATTACGCTTCGACAGCGCCGATGGACACCTTCGTCGAAACGCGCGGCGACCGACATCCGACCGATCTGGCGGGCCTGCGCGGGGCACGCTTCGTCACGGCTATTGAAACCGAACAGGGACGCCGCTGGAACGAGTCGAAGGTGAAGGCCATCACGGGTGGCGACAAGGTGTCGGCGCGCTTCATGCGCCAGGACTTCTTCGAGTACACGCCGCAGTTCAAGCCGGTCATCGTCGGCAACCACAAGCCGGCCATCCGCAACATCGACGAGGCGATGAAGCGGCGACTTCACCTGATCCCCTTCACGGTGACCATTCCGCCCGAAAAGCGCGACGGCAAGCTGACCGAGAAGTTGCTCGCCGAGCGCGACGGGATCATGGGCTGGGCAGTAGCAGGTTGCCTTGCCTGGCAGCACGAAGGCCTGAAACCGCCTGATTGCGTGGTGTCGGCCACCGAGGAGTACTTCGAGGCCGAGGACGCCCTGGGTCAGTGGATCGAGGAGCGCTGCCTGCTGGCTAATACCCACCGCGAAGGCGTCTCTGAACTGTTCGCCGACTGGCGCGAGTGGGCCGAGCGAGCCGGCGAGTACGTGGGATCGATCAAGCGGTTCTCCGAGCTGATGACGACGCGCAAGTTCGAGAAATGCCGGCTGACCGGGGGCGCACGCGGCATCGCGGGCATCACCCTCAGACCTAAGCCCTATGGCCATGGCTACCCATATCGGGATGACTAGGACAACTGGCGAGTGACGGATTTGACAGGTTTGCTGATTAACCCGCCTCGCGTGTGCGCGTACACGCAGGATAAGGAGACATCCGGGAAATCTGTCGCATCCGTCACTCGCCTCAACAAATGGAGCGAACGATGAACACGACGATCTTGGCCCTCGATCTGGGTACGAATACCGGGTGGGCGCTGCACCACCTGGACGGCAGCATCATCAGCGGCACGGAATGCTTCAAGCCGCAGCGATTCGAGGGTGGCGGCATGCGTTTCCTGCGATTCAAGCGCTGGCTCAACGAATTGCTGTCGGCAAGCCAGTCCATCAACGCGGTGTACTTCGAAGAGGTGCGGCGACACGCGGGCGTGGATGCGGCACATGCCTACGGCGGTTTCATGGGCCACCTCACCGCCTGGTGCGAGCACCAGAACATCCCTTATCAGGGCGTGCCGGTCGGCACGATCAA